AATATAGACATTAAACAAGCATATACTACCATGGTTAAGGATGAATTGACACATAATGGTAGGATGTTAGTAGAAGGTATTACATGGAGAGGCACTGAGGATGGATTAGAGACACAGTTAACATGTACTACTACTGGACATCAAGTTGCTATGGATACATTCTTAGACCACGAACTTGCACCAGAACACTAAGTATGATAGGAGATACTCTAAGATTCTCTCAGCCTTCTCTGCTAGGCAGTGTTTTGGGACTCCTAGACTTTTTTTGGTTGCCCTTTGGCAGCCCATCTAATGTCTTGGGAAGTTTTTATTAGAAATAGTAAAAACATTTTAGTATGATGGGACTCCTAGAGATTATTCTGGGACTCCTATAAATAATATAAAGAGGAAAAATATATGTTAAAAAATGTATTAAATACCCACAAACATATGATGTATGATTTTATGGAAATAACTGGGTTAGATGATTATGGATTAGCATGGTTTTGTTTTTTAAAGGGTGTAATATTTACATCTATTATAGTATGGTTATTTTAAATGAAGAATTGGCTATATAATAAACTAGTTCCATATGCTCTAAGGTTTAGAGAGTGGTCTAAAGGTAAGACTTGGATACAGATACCTCTATGGTTATTAATACTATGGATGTTAGGGTTTGCTAATCCCTATTGGTGTGTATATCCAGTCTGTTGGATATCATGATAACAAAAGAATACTTAGATTATATTGGACTACAACTAAGGTGGTACTTTAATTATGATTAGAACATTATTGGGAACAAAGATACATGGTTGTATCTGTACCGATGTAGATTTAGACTACGAAGGTAGTATATTAATTGATGAAGACTGGATGGATGAGGTGGGACTCCTAGTCCATGAACAGGTCGATGTATATAATAAAACTAATGGGAATAGACATACAACTTATGTTTTACCATTACCTAGGGGTTCAAATGAGGTTTCAGTCAATGGTGCTGGTGCTCATTTGACCAACATAGGTGATGAGTTGATTATTTGTTCTTATATACAGCTAGATGAGAGTCAAGAGACATTACCTCTCAGACATGTCCCAAAAATTAAAATAATAGACCCTAAAGACCGACTTTATAGAGAACTTTTGGGATTGGATTAAATGGAAATAGAGATATTATTATTTCATCTGGGTGTTTTAATACCTATGGTGTATTTTATTTGGAAAGATGGATATAATAAAGGAATAAAAGATGGCAAAGTTTACAGGATTAGGAAGTAATTTTTATACAGGAGTAGTCGAAGACCGAAACGACCCACTGAGTGTTGGGCGTGTTCGTGTTCGTATCTATGGACTGCATACCGATGATAAGACTTTAATTGCATCTTCTGATTTACCATGGAGTGATGTCCTTATGCCGACCACTGCACCTAGTCTTTCTGGACTGGGAATGTCTCCTCATGGGTTAGTAGAGGGTTCTACAGTCATGGGATTCTTCCGAGACGAAGATGATATGCAAGATTTTGTCGTTATGGGTAGTTTATTTGGATTTCCGACTCAAGATTACCGAATTGAGACCAAAAACTCTGGAAAAAACACCACCAAAGAGAGAAGTGCAAAATATGGGTTTAATGACCCTCGACTACCAGAGAAAAAGGAGAATGCAGGCCTAGGATTAGGTCTAGCAGGCCAAAATGATGTCACTTATAGTGGGACTCCAGAAGGAACAGACTCAGATAGTGGTAAAAACTGGACATTATTGGGTAATTTAGACACTTCTCCAGTGGGAAGACCGACTGAACTTAAAGTTGCGACCTCTGGAAGTGGAATGTTAGACAGTATTACTTCAGCTATTGGAATCACAGATGGTGTTGTGAATGGTCAAGGGGTAGAAATAGTCAATGCAGAAAGAGGAATTAATTATCCTAGAGAGTTTTATACCGAAGATGGTCTCTCAGATGTCAATCAAAATGCAATTACAGGTGGTAGTTCAACCTATCCTAACAATTTAATTCAAAAACATCAAGGTAATACAGTCAAAGAGGACTACGATAGAGGTCTTGCACCTAAGTATCCTTACAATCACATGATAGAAAGTGAGGGTGGTCATATTATAGAAATGGATGATACACCATCTCACGAAAGATTGCATGTCTACCATAGGTCTGGAAGTCGTTTAGAGTTTATGCCTAAGGGTGATGCAGTTATGAAGGTCATGAATAATTCTTATGAGGTCATATTAAAAGATAAAAAAATATTAATCGCTGGTAGTGCAGATATAGAACTTGCAAATGGTAATTATAATTTAATTGCAAGAAAAGGTAAAAGTGAAAACTCCGATGGAACTATATCTTTAACTGCTGATGGTAATATTGATTTAACACTTACTGATAAATCTAAGGCAGTAAGAATAAAAGGCAACATGTCACTTAATGGTACAAAGTACGACTAGGAATATATTATGGCATTAGTAACAAATGCAGAAAAAGTCCCATGTCCGAAAGTAATAACTCCGACTGCTGACGACTTAGAAAAAATAATAATTTATATTGGCAATGAATTTGGTTGGGAATATATTAAACCAATCGAAGAAATATTAGGTGCCTTTCCTTTATCTCATACTTGGGATGGTATTACTTTAGATATACCAGAACTAGAATGGGAAGGTAAGATACAAGCAATAATAGAAGAATTTAAATTATATCCTTATGTAAAAATTGCAGAAACAATTGCAAAATTTGTTCCAATAGATTTAGTTATAGTCGAACCTATTACAGGTATATCAGTTGATTTATTAAAACTCTTCGAAGACCCAGATTATAAAGCACAACTTCTAGTAGAATTCCAAGAAGCTGGTGATGAAATAATAGATATGTTAGTTCCAGACTTTGTTCTGGAGAACTGGGATGGTACAGATGGTGTCGATATTCCATCAATTAAATTAAGTAAAGCTTGGAAAGAGTTTGTTGCAGAAATAAAAGAACTACTACAAGGTAATATATTTGCTGGAATAGCGAAGATGGCAGATGGACAACCATTAAAAGCAATAATAGAAGTAATAGAAGCTGCTGGTGGAGAGAAAGCAAGAATACTTACTTTCTTCTTGGAACTTCCGACTCTTTGTCTTAATGGTGGTCAGTTTGATTTCGATACAGACAAATTTCTTATGGATTTAAAGAAAGAATTCAAAGAAGCAGGTAAAGATTTCCAAGAGGAATTATTAGCATATCCTATTCCTTTAGTATCAGAAGTACCAGACTTTTTAGGATTAGAATTACCAGAGACATTAGGTGACTTAATTAATCTAGAAGATATTGGTGAATTTAAAAAGATAGATATGCCCAATTGGAATATAGATAAACTCAGAGATAGGTTTGATAATTTTATAAGGAACTTACCTCAAATGATGTTTGAAGCTTGTTTATCTTTCCTAACAGAGATAATGGATATACTCATACCAGTAGATATTCCAATTCCATTTGACCTTTGTACATTTTTATCGTTAATTGGTTTCCCAAAAGAGATATCTGTTTCTAATCTAGTGACAGAAGGTGCATAAATACTATTATGAGTGATAACTATGTAAGAAATCAAAATAAAATTACTGCACGAAAGTGGTATACTGATATGGATTTAAATATCACACCACATCCTTCGTCTGGTGATTTGATTCTTAAATATGATAAAGATGCAGTTAAAAGGTCATTAAGAAATATTATGTTGACCAATGATTACGAAAGACCATTTAGACCAGGCTTTGGTGCAAACCTAAGAAGTCTATTATTTGAACTTGCAGACGACATCACTAAATTTGAAATAAGAAAACAAATAACAGAAGCAATAGAAAACTTTGAACCTAGAGTTGTAATTGACACAATATATTTAAACCAAGATATGTCAAATAGAATGTACATCAATCTTCACTATGGAATTAGAGGTGTACCAGAAGCACAAGAACTAGAAGTTGTATTGGAGAGAGTAAGGTAAAATGGCCACAGTAAAAAGTTCACAAGTCAATATCACTGATTTAGATTTCGATGATATTGCATCTAATCTAAAAGAATATCTTAAGGGTCAACAAACTCTTAAAGACTATAACTTTGAAGGTAGTAATATTAGTATACTAATAGACCTTCTTGCATACAGTTCACATGTATCAGCGTTTAATGCAAACATGGTTGCATCTGAATTATTTTTAGACACTGCACAAATAAGAAAGAATATAGTATCTCGTGCAAAGGAGATTGGTTATACTCCTACTAGTGCAACAGCTTGTATGGCAACAATAGACCTACAAGTAAACAAACCTATTGTTAGTGGTGCAACTCCTACATCCTTAACTCTTAATAGAGGACATAAATTTAAAACAGTATTTGATGGGACTCAATTTCCATTTGTATTACTTGAATCTAAAACAATAGCTCCACTTAATGATATCTGGAAATTCGAAGGACTTGAATTATATCAAGGAACAATGAACTCAGATATATTCATGTACAATGGTCAAGTACAAAACCAAAGATTTGCATTAACAGAAGAAGGTGTGGACACAACTAGTATTACAGTTACAGTAGAATCAACAGGTGGTTCAACTTCTTCATGGACACAATCTACAGACATTAGTTCATTAAATAAAGATAGTAAAGTATGGTATGTACAAGAAAATGATATGGGACAATTTGAAGTATACTTTGGTGATGGTGTTATTAGTGCAGAACCTTTAGATGGTGATACTATTACAGTTTCATATCTAGTAACAAATGAAGCTCATATAAATGGTGCTGGTGTATTCAGTATGACAGACTCTATTGCAAATAATACAGATGTAACAATAACAACAATTACAGATGCTTCTGGTGGTAAGGATAAAGAAGGAATTGAATCAATTAGATTTGCAGCTTCTAAGTTTTACACCTCACAAAACAGGTTGGTAACAGTAGACGATTATAAGTCTAAACTGCAAACTCTATACCCAGGCGCAGATTCTATTTCAGTCTGGGGTGGTGAAGATAATGAACCACCACAATATGGAAAGATATTCATATCAATTAAACCTTCACAGAATGTAAATAAATTAACAAGCTCAGAAAAAACTTTATTAAAAGATAAGATGAAAGCACTAAATATGTTAACAGTCAGACCAGACATAGTTGATGCAGATATCATAGATATCTTAGTGACAGCTAACTTTAAGTTCAATCCTAGAGCAACAACTAAAACTGTATCTGAACTAGAAACACTAGTAAGGGCTGCAATCGTTACACACGACAGTACCCATCTAAGTGGGTTTGATAGTATTTTTAGGCACTCAGTTCTAGCACAAGACATAGACAGTGCAGAATCCTCGATTCTTTCGAATATTACAACTGTCAAGCTTAGAAAAACATTAACTCCGACATTAGGTCAGAGTAAAGGGTACACTGTCGAATTTGGTGGTGGAAACTCATTCTATAACCCTCATACAGGACATAACAAAGTTGGTGGTGGTATTATAACTACTACTGGATTTACTGTATCTGGATATTCAGATACATATTATTTTGACGATGATGGAGAAGGTAATCTTAGAAGATATTCTCTAACTGGTTCAGAAAGAATTTATGCAGATAGTCAAGCAGGAACAGTAGACTATTCAAATGGCAAAATAACAATCAATGGTGTTACTGTTTTAAATACAGTTAATACCGATGATACAATTCACTTTACAGTGATTCCGAATTCATATGACAGTGTTGCATTTAGAAATAACCTTCTAGATATTAACACTTCATTGATAAGTGTGACTGGTGCAACAGACACCATCGCATCTGGTGATACGAGTGCTGGGGTTGGATATACATCCTCTTCTAGTTACTCCTAAACTATGATTCGTGTATATGCACGAAGTAATATTCCCACATGGTGTGGGTTTTTAAAATGCTTTAATTAGAGAGGAACTAAAAATGGCAGATAAAAAAGTAACGGCCTTATCAGATTTAGGTACAGGCATCGCAGGCGAAGACCTGCTTCATGTTATTGACGACCCTTCTGGAACTCCAGTAAACAAAAAGGTTACAGTCAGTAATGTAATTAACAACCTTCCAGACTATCTAGGATTTGCTCAGTCAGCAGAAGCTGTAACATTCAGTTCAAACGCAGCTGCAGCAACAGTAGGTAAATGGGCACACTATTTAACTTCAAGTTCAAGTGGACAAGATGTCCTATCTTTAGGAAATGGTTCTACTGGACAAGTTAAACACTTTGTCCTAGTGGCAGATGGTGGTAGTTCTCCGAGAATTACTCCCTCAGGCACATTCACAGGTGGTTCTTATGTATCACTTGATACTGCTGGTGATTCAGTTGTAATGTTGTACACAGGTTCAACATATGGTTGGGTTGTTATAGGTGGTCACTCTTACACAGTAGCATAAGGATAATTAAATGCCTATTCTCCATAACAGAATAACCGACCAACTTCATGAACTCCTACCAGAGTACATGACAGAAGAGGGTCAAGGGTTTAATAAGTTTTTAACAGCTTATTTTGATTTCTTGGAGAAAGGTATCCTTATATACGAACAGGGTACAGACCTAGAACAAATAGGTTTAGAAGATGGGGAAGGAAGTCTTCTTCAAGAAAGAGGAACTTTCGACCCATCTCCTTTATCTAAAGCAAAATTTAATTATGAACAAGATGCAGTTGGTAATCAACAAACTGGGTCTTGGGAAGTTGGTGAATATGTAGTTGGTTCAATATCTGGTGCAACTGCAAGAATAGATGTTATTGGAGAAACATCCAATAAACTCTATTGTGAAATATTTACCGAAGCTCAATTTTTACCAGATGAAAAAATCGTTGGTCAGAATAGTGGATACACTGCAAAGGTTGATTCCTTTGAGGGTGGTGCATTGTTCGCTGCAAACAATCTGTTAGACTATGCAGATGTAGATAAGACAACAGGAGACTTTTTGGAATACTTCCGAAAAGACTTCATGCCTTCGATTGACACAACTATTCTTGCAGATAAAAGATTACTTGCAAAACATATAAATCAAATCTATCTTTCAAAGGGTAGTATGGCATCATATGATTTCTTATTTAGAATTTTATTTAATGAAGACATAACAATTAGTTATCCTAGAGATAATGTTGTAGCTCCATCACATTCTAAATGGAGTGAAGATACAGTAATACATTTATTCTCAGAAAAAAATCTACTTGAGTATTCAAAAGGAAAAATAGTCAAACGAAATAGCGAACAAACAGTAATCACCGAAATACAAGCAGACTCAATAACAAGAATAACTTCTGGAGAAGGAGATAATGTTTACCGAGTGGTAATCATGGAGCCATATGTTGGTTCATTAACTATTGGTGATAAAATAGAATTACAAGACAGAGAGAAACCAGAAAAGTTTCATAATGCCACAGTAAGAGGTATTATAGAAGACCTTGACGAATCTCAAGGTAATGTTGTTTTCAGACTAGAGTCTGGAACAGGAACAGGATTTGTTTCATCAGAATCAGATGACACAGAAGGTATAGAATTAGAAACTGCAACTGATAACCCAGTTGAAGGAGAAAACAACTTAGTTCTTTTAGAAACAGGAACACAATCAGATAACAGTTTAAATGAAGTCCATGGTAAATTACCTATCATGGTTAGAGAAACAGTAAACACTACAAGTACAGAAGCTGTGATTGGTGGTTCAATGAGAACCGAAGAAGTATCAAGAGGTGCATTATATACAGCATCAGAAAATGTTGTAGTTAACTTACCACAATCAGAACTTGGTGTAGGTCAATTTGCAAAAACATTAGTGGGTGAAACACAAGATGCAAAAGTAGAAAAGATTATTGTAGACCCAAGTAATAGAGGAACAGGATATAGTGATGGTGACCTAGTTGTATTTGATAATACAGGAAGTGGTGGTACACTTGCACAGGGTGTAATTACTTCTATTTCTGGAGACATTCTTTTAGAGAGTGGAACTACATTTGGTTCATTTGAATTCACTGCATCTGGTGGACAAACTACATTTACTGGAAGAGACAATCATAATAATCTTTTAGTATACGACCCAGATAAAGTTCTGGTCAGAGTTAAGAGGTCAGATGCAACTCAGAACATAGGTTCACAGGGTGGTAATATTTCATTCTCAGTATTTGAAGAAGTACGAGGAGCTGCAAACATAGGTATCAATGGTACATCAATTGTATTCACAGGAACTTATGCACAGAGTGGACATGCAAATTATGTTGGTAACGCAGGAACACTTATAGAAGTATTTGCAGAACCAGAAGAGACAACTTTAATTTTAGAAGATGGATTGCAGTCAACAGGAGAGAACAAATTACTCTTTGACCAATCTGGTGCAAGCCCAACTGGTGCAGTATCAAGAGTCCGAATAACAACAAGTGGTGTAGGATATACATCATTACCTAGAGCATATGCTGGTGGTGAAGTGTTCTACAGTGATACTACAACACCTAATTTTACAATAGGAGAAACAGTCACAGCTGGAACAACAACAGGGATTCTGGTTGACCATGATAAAGGTGCAAACAAACTTGTCATAGGTAAACTACAAACTACAACCGATACTACAACATTTAGTGTAGGACAAACAATAACAGGTTCAGCTTCTGGTGCAACTTGTGTAGTTAAACAAAATAGTTTCACTACAGGTAAAGGTGTTAAGGTTTTACCATATGGAAAAGACATTGGTAAGATTGGTTCATTAAGAGTTATAGAAAGTGGAAATCATTTTAATAAGTCTTCTGGTATTCCAGATTTTAGACATCACTTTATTTTTGGTAGAGCATCTGCAACACCAATAGTAGATACAACTGTTACTGGTGACTTTAGTAATGCAACAGGAACAATTAAGATTGTAGATAATGATAAAGGGTTAATCTCAATAGAGTTAACCACTGGAATGTTCAGAATAAACGAAACTGTAACTGCATCTGATGGAAAAACATTCCAGATACTAGAAGGTAATCCAGCAACAGTAAGTGCAAAAAATAGTTCTATTGCAAAGATTGATGGAAACTATACAAGTGATATAGGTTTCCCATCTGTAACATCACAAAGAATTCATGACTCTAAGTTCTATCAAGATTTCTCATATGTAATTAAGGTTGGACAGAGTATTAACAAATATCGTTCAGTCGTTCAACAGTTATTAAATCCAGCTGGAACAATCTTCTTTGGTGAAGTTGCAATTACAAACAACCTTGATGGTAGTGCAGAAACATACAGAAGTGGTTCTAAGACAGAAGGGTTTGATGGAGACAGGGTAACAAGGTCATTTATACCAACACTTATTATTGGTTCTAAGATTGACCCAGCAAAAATTATTTTAGAGGAAGGTACAGTTGCATCTGGAGAAGAAGATGTATTCTATGCAGAAGAACAAAATGTAATTCTAGAATCTGGAGAAGGTGTTGCAGTAACAGAAAGATTCCTTGCAGATGATAGATTAAGATTAAATTTATCTACAACAGATATGTCACCTGCTGGTTCAAGAGTATTTACGATTGGTGAAACAGTATCACAGAATCAATTTAAAACTACAAGTGGAGACATTGCAACGATTACAGGTAGAGTTGTAGACAGAGAAAGAGATGGAAGTGGTAATTTACTTGCAGACCCAACTTATATAATCATTGACCAAATAACACCAGACCACACTGCAATCAAACAGTACATATCAGAAGGTGGAAGAGGTGGTATCTGGGGATGGTTCATGGAGACCAGTGGTGATTGGAAAGCAGACCAGTCAGATGCAGATATAGAATTTGTACATGGTATTGTTGGTGCATCATCTGGTAAGAAAGCAATCGTTACAGCTGTAGTAGATGCAAATGTTAAAACAGACCAAGGTTCTGGACAAGCATTCCTTGTTGGTGAAGATATTACTGAGTCAGATGTTGGATTATACGATAGGATTATTCGTGCAAATGTAACTGCACATGGTCATGAGGTTATAAAAGAACTAGAGATAATGCCTCACTATGCACATCACAGAATCTATTATACCACGCTTAACAATGCTTTGTCAATAGGACAAACGATTAAAAACAATGGTAAGTTAGGTCGTGTCATGGAACACGATACAGTCAATAAGTTTATTATTGTCTGGTCTGGTTCAGATTCGTTTGGTGCAAACATAGGAAACTTTACTGCAAGTGCAGTAACAAACGAAGCAGGAAATACAACACACTTTACTGCAACTGTAGTAGAAGAGCATCATGTCCATGAAGGAATAGTTAAAGTTGACATAGGACATAACTCTCCAGTATCAGTACCAGCTAGACCATCACTATCAGTTGACCCAGCAAGAAATGTTGCAGTTGAATTTTATGAAGGTGCAAACAGACAACAAAGAAAGAACATTTCAATACTACAAACCTTTGCAACTGCAACTACAAGGTCTGGTAGAACATTATCAGTTGTTCCAGATATTAATGAAGTTGTAAATCAACATGGTAAAAGAGGAAGTGCGAATGCAACTACGATTGCATTGGTTGGTGGACTTGAATGGGGTGAAACAATTAAGAGTGCAACTAGTGGTTCTATAATTAATAACATAGAAGCATCTGCAAAAAGAACTAATACTATAAATTCTTTTGATGGTTCTAGTACAATAGTTAAACAATCAGATAGAAATAATGTTGGTGGATTATTTGCAAATGCAATGATTCCATCTGATGCAAAAAGAATTAACTCAGTTGCAAATGTTGATGAAGAGTTTATAATTACAGAAGATGGTTCATACTTAATAGAAGAATTAGACCATGGGTTCTTAATGGCAGAACCAGAACCAGAAAGATATAATTCTTTCACTACATCCGATGGTCATTATTATGTTGGTGATAAATGGACTGTAGATGCAACAGAAGAACTAACATTAGAAGATGGTAATAGACTTGCATTAGAAGATGCAACAGATATAGAAAAACATGAAAGATTTGTGACTGAAAGGTCATTTAACTTGGGTTCATACTTCATGAAAACAGAGAGTGAAGATACAATCAACCTCGAAGATGATAGTAGACTAATCCAAGAAAATGCAATATCATTTGGTGAACCAGTCGAAAGACTAGGCCCAACACTAGGTGACCTTGCAAAAATAGGGTTCTCTCAATCACTTGAGATTGAAGATAGACTTAGATTAGAATCTGGAAATGCAGTTGGAACAACTCCAACTTCAAGTAACGGCTGGGATAAGGGTGATTTAATCCTTATGGAAAATGGTGTTCCACATGGACATTCAGATTACGAAGGTTCAGTTGGTGGAAGGATTCTACATGAAGCACCTTATGAAGGTGTTAAAATTAGTGATATAAGTACTTTATATCCAAATGAAAGTATTTCTGATTTACAAGAACACATTGGAAGAAGTATGGTATTAAATTATCCAGCTTCTGTACAATCTGGTATATAAATACATATAAATACTACTATAGAAATATTTTTTAACTTAGAGGAAAGGAAAAAATGGCAGCGATAATTACAGAGAAATTTCGTCTCCACAATGCAAAGGAATTCAAACAGAGTGCTACCGAATCTGGTAATGCAATGTATATGTTTATTGGAAGACCTTTAGCGTGGACAGACGATAATAACCCGCCTACTCCAGTAGACTCTCTAAACGATGAGTATGATGCATATGCGAATATGACAGCATTGAAGAAGGTGTCAACTACAGATGTAAGTCATGCCATTGTAAGAAGAGACTGGACAAGTGGAACGAAATATGACGAGTATCGTCATAACTACAAAACAGGCAACACTTCAACCAGTGGTGCTACAACCCTATGGGCATCAACATTTTATGTTGTAACCAGCGATTATAATGTATACAAATGCATTAATAATAACAATGGTGCAGATTCAACAGTAATGCCAACAGGTACTTCAACTAATATACTAACAACATCAGATGGATACAAATGGAAATTTATGTATTCAATATCTGCGTCAGATGTTATCAAATTTGTAACATCAGATTTTATACCAGTTAAAACAATTGGTGTAAAGACAGCTGTTGATGGTGAAGTTGGTGCATTAAACGCCACAGCAGCAGATGACAACTCTGCACAATGGGATGTAGAGAATGGTGCAACAGATGGTACTATTGAACATGCAAGAGTCACAGCAGGTGGTTCTTCATATGGTTCAAATGGAACATATAATGTTGCAATCAGTGGAGATGGTGCAAGTGGACAAATTCAAGTAACAGTAGCATCTGGTGCGATTACAGCAGTAGCAGTAAATGCAGTGGGTAGTGGTTACTCAGTTGCAAGTATAGACAATGCGTTACTCAGAACTGCAACAAGTTCTTCTGGAACTGGTGCAACTTTTGATATTATAGTAAGTCCTAAGAATGGACATGGTTCAGACCCAACAGAAGAATTGGGTGGAAACTATGTTATTGTAAACTCTCGATTAGAGTATGCAGAAGGTTCTGGTGACTTCCCAACAGATAACGATTTCAGACAAATTGGATTAATAACAAACCCAACTAATGCTGGTGGTACAACATTATCAAGTGCAACAACATTAAGTGCATTAAATAGATTCACAATGGCAACTGGTGCAACAATGCCTGTTGTTGATGACTATATTGCAAATGCTGGAACAATCACAACAGGAACAGCAGTAGGAAGAGTAGTATCAGTAGATTCAACTAATAGGTATGTTTACTATATACCAGCAGTTGATTCAGTTGGAAACTACAATAGTTTTGCAAATAGTAATACTATACATGCTGGTGCAGCTTCTGGTTCACTTTCAAGTAAAGGAACAATTCTGTCAAGTGGTGGAATAAGTGCAGCGTATCCAGAAGTCCAAAGAAACTCTGGTGATATAGTATACTTAGAGAATCGTGGTGCAGTTGCAAGGGCAGCTGACCAAATTGAGGACATCAAACTAATTATAGAAATGTAGGATAACTAACAGTGGCTCAAAAAACAGACCTTAATGTTAGTCCTTATTATGATGACTTTGCAGAGGACAAGAATTTTCATCGTGTCCTTTTCAAACCATCTGCAGCCATACAGGCTAGGGAACTAACACAATTACAATCAATACTTCAAACCCAGATTGAAAGGTTTGGTTCTCACATGTTTAAAGAGGGTGCAATCATCCTTGGTGCAAGAACTAACTATGACAATCAATATTTTGGAGTAAGGGTTGAGGATACTAATCCAAATGGGGCAGGTGTTTCTGCCACTGAATCTTTTCGTGCAGCTGCAGTAGGTAAATTCTACAAAGGTGCAACTAGTGGAGTTGTAGGTAAAGTTGTAAATTCAAGTCAGAAGACTACAGAAGATGCATTAACATTACATGTTAAATATCAAGCAACAGGTAACTCTGGTTCTACATTCTATACAGAATTCCAAGATGGTGAAATACTAGATGAAGTAACCCAAGATTCAAATGGTCTTGGTGGATACTCAACTGCATCATCAAACAATCAATTTAAAGTTTATTCAATAGCAGGCTCTATAGATGTAGGGTCTATGGTTGGAACAGCTGCAAGTATATCCGAAGGTATTATATACACACGAGGTATGTTTGTCAAGGTGCCAGCCCAAACAATTATTTTAGAAAAATATTCCAACACACCATCTTACAAAGTTGGTGTAGACATTGCAGAGACACTTACAACATACACCGAAGATACAAGTCTATTAGATAATGCAGCTGGTTCATCAAACGAAAACGCTCCAGGCGCAGATAGACTTAAGTTAACAATGACTCTTGCTAAGAAGTCAATAGCATCAACAGACTCAACAGACTTTATTGAATTGATGAGACTAGCAAATGGTGAAGTAGTTAAGAAACAAGAAATTACAGAATACAATAGAATTCAAGAGACACTTGCACGAAGAACATTCGATGAGTCTGGTGATTACACATTACAACCTTTCACTTTAGGATTTAGAGAACATTTAAATAACTTATCAAACAATGGTGTTTATACATCTACATCTAGTCCAGCTGGAGACTCTTCTAAATTTATTACAGTAGTATCTGCTGGTAAATCTTATGTAAGAGGTTTTGAAGTAGACAAACAGACACCTTCATTTATAACTTTCGATAAAGCAAGAACAACTGCATCAAAAAGTAATGTTGCATCTGCATTTAGAATTGGAAACTATTTAAAAATTAATAATGTTTATGGTTTACCAGACATTGGTGATGCTGGTGATTTATCTGCATTCTCAGCTGTTGAACTTATGGATACTGCAAAAGGTTCAGTTGCAAGTGATGATGGTGGTGGAAATACAATAGGTTTTGCAAGAGTAAGAGCATTCGAAGAATTTTCTTCAACAATTGACCAAATACATTTGTTTGATGTACAAATGTTTACAAAATTAACAACTGCATCAGTATCTTTATCAAAAGGAATGAAAGTAATTGGTTCTGTTTCTGGTGCAACAGGTATTGTTGCAGAGGCAGTATCAAGTGGAACAACAGTTAATTTACATAGTGTTGTAGGAACATTTAATACTAGTGATGTAATAAGAAAGATTCAAAATTCATCTGGTGGAGTAGCTGTCAGTGCAGTAAGAACATATGATGTAGGTAGAGTTAGAAGAGTACATCAAGATAGAGGAACAGGTGTATTCCAAGAATTTGGTGGAGATGTAGTATTAGAAGATAACTACACATTAACAGGTAGTGGAACAATTACAGGAGATGGTGATTCAAGTAATGATACTATTACAGGTATTGCATCTAAATTTACAAGTGAACTTATTGAAGGTGATAAGTTATTATTATCAAATGGACAAACTGTCAATGTAGTGTCAGTAACAGATAACGATACAGTAGTTGTAACAGATGGAGTTACAAGTGGAGTTACAGTTAATGGTGCAATAGTAAGACAAAGAGCAAAATTTTATTTACCAGACCAAACAGTTGCAATATCTGGATTACCTAACTCTGGTATTAAAGATATAACAATAGATACAGAAATAGTAAGAAGAGAAGTAATAGTACAATCAGATGGTTCTGGAAATTGTACAGTAACATCCTCAGATGGTACATTCGTTGCATTTAGTGAAGACGATTACCATGCAGCTAGAAGTGATAATGGTGCTAAGATAGCATTAACTTCTGGTGAGGTTTCACTTAGTAATGGTACAAACTCTGGTACAGCAACTATTGCTGTTGGTGTAAACAGTACAAACTGTAAAATTATTACAACAGTACAAAGAGGTACAGTATCAGAATCATCTAAAACATTAGTTAAAGGTGCAGTATTAAATGTTAACACTGCAAACTCAACTTCAAATTATTCAACTTCATATCAACACAAAGATATCACATTAGGTGTTTCAGATGTATATGCAGTAAGAGGAATTTTTGAAGGTGGTAATGCAGTATCATCTGGTGGTGCAGCTGTATCAACAGCCCCAATAACACCTTCATTTACATACACAGCAGATGCTGGAAGTAATGCATTATCTACAGGTGGAACAGAAGTTACAGGTAGTGTTTCAAATGCAAGAGGTATTGTAATTGAAAATGACTCTAACACTGTTTACTTCTATTACAAAAAAGGTTCTAATAAATTCCAAAGTGGAGAAGGAATAACATTTACAGATGGTTCTGCTAAATCTGGAACAATCAGTAATTTATCAGCAGGTTCAAAAGAGATTACAGAAAACTATGTCTTTGATGATGGTCAAAGAGATGGTATGTATGATGTTTCTAAGATTACTAGAAAGAAAGCTGCTCCAGCACCAACTAATCCATTAATGATTATCATTGACTACTTTACTCACTCTGGTGGTGGTAATGTATTTACTGGTAAGTCATATAGTACTTTAGCATTTGATGAAGTACCAAGTTATGTTGCAGATAGATTTGACCCAAGTGCATCGTTTGATGCAGATGGTGAGTTCCATCTTGCAGATTCAATTGACTACAGACCAGTTGCAGCTAGATTATTATCTACAGCACCAGATGCAGATATCGATGGTGGACAAAATATTTCTGGTATAAGTTCTATACCAATGGCATACAGTTCAACTGCATTCGAAGGTAATGGTTCTTTTAATCCAGACCTTGCAAAAATTGGTTCAAACATTACAGTAGACTATGACCACTATCTTGCAAGAATGGATAGATTATTCTTAACTGCATTGGGTGAGTTTGTTGTAGTGACAGGTGAACCTTCTGATTCACCGAAGAAAGGTGCAAAAGTTGATAATGCAATTGAGGTTGCAGAAATATTCATACCAGCATATACTCCAGATGTAGGACAAATACAAACACAATTAGTACAACATAGAAGATATACCATGAGAGATATTGATGGTATGCAAAGAAGACTTACTCAATTAGAAACAGCAGTTTCACTTTCTATGTTAGAAGAGAAGACAGAAACATTACAAGTTTTAGATGACGATGGATTTGATAAATTTAAATCTGGTTTCGTTGTCGACCCATTCAAAGGTCATGGAGTTGGAGATGTATTCCATCCAGACTATGGTATTGCAGTAGACCAAAGAGAAGGTATTGCAAGACCATCACACAGAACAAATTATTTTGATATGCAGTACAACAGTGGTATATCATCTAATATTACAAAGAGTGGTGATTTATTAACATTACCATTTACAGAAGAAGCACATATTACTTCTAACAAAGCATCACAACAAGTTAATGTTAATCCATATGATGTTGCAAACTTTGTAGGAAGAATGGAACTAAGTCCAGACAAGGATGTCTGGCATGATATGGAACAACTACCAAGTATTACTTCGTCTCAAGAAGGTAACTTTGATGCAGTATTAGCTGGTGTCGAAGTTGGTACAGTATGGAATGACTGGCAACAAACATGGGCAGGTGTCCCATCTGTAACAGGTCAAGTGGGTAATTTCTTAGAAAATGCTATGTTGGGTGACGAACCAGAAGATTTCGAATTACTTAGAGGTAGAAGGTTTAGAAGAAGAAGACAAACAAGAAATGTAGGTAGAGGAAGACGAGCAGTTACAACTACACAAACAAGAACAATTCCAACAAGAGAAAGAAGAGCTGGTATTGTAACTAATGTTGTAGAAGATATTACAACAACAAGAAATGATAGGGTTGTGGGTGTATCTGCAATTAACTTCATGAGAACAATTGATATCACTATGACTGGTGAGTTATTAAAACCAAATACTGCATTAAATGTATTCTTTGATAACATCAATGTAAATGCACATTGTACTCCAGCGTCTGCAACTTATGGTGTAAGTGGTGGAACTGCAAAAGGAACAAAATTAGTCACAGACAGTCAAGGTAAACTTAATGCAACCTTTACAGTACCAAACGATGATACATTAAGATTTGAAACTGGTGTTAGAACTCTTAAAGTTACCGACACCACAACAGTAGATGATGCATTATCAACTACTTCTGCATTTACAAACTTCATGGCAAATGGTGCATTAACTTCTACACAAACAGAAGTTGTTTCTACAAGAAATGGTAGAGTAACAACTGAGAGTGTAAATGAAGCAAGAGCAAACCAAATTATTGATGTATCTACTACAACAAGATGGGTTGACCCTCTTGCACAATCATTCTTAGTAGAAAAAGAAGAAGGTATATTTATAAATTCTATTGAAGTATTCTTTGGTGCAAAAGATGGTGGTGGATTACCAGTAACATGTTCTATTAGACAAATGTTAAATGGTTCACCTACTCAGAAAGTATTACCTTTTGCAGAAAAAACATTATATCCAAGTGAGATTACTGTTAGTGCAAATGCACAAACAGCTACTAAGTTTACTTTCCCAGCACCAGTATATTTGAATCCAAATACAGAATATTGTTTTGTACTTGAATCAAATTCAAATGCATACTTAGCTTGGGTTGGTCAGATGGGTGATTTCGATGTTCATACAAAAGAACCAATCGATAGACAACCATATGCTGGTGTGTTATTTAAATCACAAAACAGTTCAACTTGGACTCCAGAACAATTACAAGACTTGAAATTTAATATCAACAGATGTAAGTTTAGTTCAACTTCTGGTAAAGTAGTTCTTGAGAATAAAGCAATTCCAAGTAAAAAATTAAAAAACAACCCAATAGAAATTATTGGAACAAGTGATAGAGATAGAGTTAAAGTATATCATCAATCACATGGTATGTATGATGAAGATTCTAATGTAACTATCTCTGGTGTTGAAGGAGATAAAGATAGTGGTATCTTAACTGTTACTGAATCATCATCTGGAACAGGTGCAGTTAATACTTATACAGCTGTATCTGGAACTGCAAGTGGAAATGGTGCTGGTGCAACATTTGATTTAACCCTTGATACTACTACAAATATATCAGTTATTAAAATTAATAATCCAGGCTACAACTATGCAGTTAACGAAACAATTGCAATTCCACAAAGTGCAGTAGGTGGTTCTGGTTCAACTTTGTTTGCAACAATTACAGTAGGTTCAATTGAAGATACTCTAGGTGGAATACCAATTAGTAAAATCAATACAACACACACTGCAATTAAATCATATGATTTAGATTCATATGAAGTTGATATAACTCTAGGAAGTCATCTTGGTGGTACAGACAATGTAAGTGGTGGTGGTGTTGATGTACTTGCATCTGAAAATATGTACTATGATGTTGTTCATACTCTAGTACCTAATGTAATATATCCAAAAACATCTTTAGGTTCAGAGTTATTTAAAACATCTACTAACCAACCACAAGGTACAGGAAGCAGTTATTCAATAGCAAATGCAAGTCAAACATTAGTATTAAATGATAATAACTTTATGGTTACATCTGGTATTGTTGCATCACAAATTAACGAAACAAATGAAATGGGTTCAGCAAAATCATTTAAATTAGAACTAGATATGACAACAACTTCTGATTTCGTATCACCAATTATTGATGTAGGTTCAATAGGTGCAAACACTATTATGAATAGAATTGATTCAGTAAGTTCTTCTAGTGACCTTGCAACTAATTCAGCTTATGTAGATTCAATAGAACCAGAAGGTGATAACAACTCTGCAATCTATTGTACAAGATTAATACAATTAGAGAATCCAGCAACACAACTAAAAGTTATCTTTGATGGATTTAAACCAGCTGGTACTGCTGTGGGTGAAATTAAAACTTATTACAAATTACTTAAAGTAGATAATACACTTCCAACAGAAGAATTAGGTTGGACAGAATTTGCAACAGACAATGTACCAGATGCAGACTCAAGTAAATTTAGGTCATACGAATATGATGCAGATAACTTAGATGAGTTCTTAGGATTTGCAGTTAAGATTGTAATGAAGAGTAAAGATACAACACAACCATGTGCTTTAAGAGCATTTAGAGGATTAGCACTTGCCTAAGGTTAAAGGAAAAGACCATCTTATAAAGGATGACTTTAGTAAAGCAGTTATAAATACTGATAACGATGCATATGCATTGTATAAAAAAAGAAAGACACTTATGCAAGTAAAGAATAAGGAAATACAAGAATTAAAATCAGAGATGTCAGAATTAAAAGTAATGATGACACAAATTTTGGAAAAATGTAATGGCGAAGAATGTAAGCAATAACGAAACCTTAGAAGTATTAAGAACTTCCTACAACGACCTTGTTGATGAGGTTGGTGGGTTAGGCACATTAAGAACTTCTCAAAAAACATCATTAGTAGATGCAGTCAATAGTATTATTGACCAGTATTTTTATTTCCAAGATTTTGAATATGATGGTTCAGATGGTGCAAGTTCAAATAAAGTATTCAGTGGTGCAGATAACTTTGGTGAATCATTAAAGTATTCAGTAAACAGAATATTAGTATTTAAGAATGGAGTACTACTTAGAAATGGTACAGACTATTCTGCAACAAATGGTACAAGTATTACTCTCGTAACCTCAGCTGGAAACTCAGATGTTATAAGAATTACATCCTTTACTGGTTCATATGAAGGTGTTGTTGGTGCATCTGCAACTTCAACTACACCATGGACTAAGACTGGTGGTGGTTCTGTTTACAATCATGATACTACTAGTGGAGTTGTTATTAACTCAGATGATAATGGTATCGTAACTGCTCCAGCAAGTACATATGGAATTCAATTAGAATCTGATGGTTCAAATATTTATTTAAACACTGGTGGTACATCAAAAGAAGTATTCATAAATGGTAATTTAAATTTAACAAGTGGTGGAACTATTAAAGTAAATGGTTCACAAATAACTTCTTCTGCAATATCTGGATTTAGTGCAAGTACAAGAGGTCTTTTCTCTGCTGGTAGTGGTATATCATATAATAGTTCAACTGGTGCGATTTCAGCAACTGGTTCAGCAGATACAACAGGTAACGCTGCAACTGCTACTGCATTACAAAATGCAAGAACAATACATGGAGTATCTTTTAATGGTACTGCAAATATAGATTTAACAGAACAGATACAGGACACTGTAGGTGCATTAATATCTGGTACTGGTTCAACAACTGCAACTTACAACGATACTGCTGGAACATTAGTAATATCATCAACAGGTAAAACAACAGAAGAAATTGAAGATATCGTTGGTGGAATGTTCACAACAACTAATACTGAAACAGGTATTACTGCTACATATAATGATTCAACAGGTGATATTGACCTAATAATAGGAAACGATGATATTGTAAATTCTATGATAGCTGACGATGCAGTTAATACTGCTCAAATAGCAGACGATGCTATTACTTCTGCTCTTATAGCTGACGATGCAGTTACCACTGCAGCTATCGCAGATGATGCGATTACTTCTGCTCTTATAGCAGATAATGCTGTGACTCTTGCAACACATACAACTGGTAATTATGTTGGTGGTATAACTGGTGGAACAGGTATCACAGCAAGTGGTGCTACTTCTGGTGAAGGTATTGCACATACATTATCAATAACAAATACTGGTGTCACTGCAAACTCATATGGTTCTGCAAGTGCAATTCCAGTTTTAACAATTAATGCACAGGGTCAAGTAACAGCTGCATCAACCGCTTCAGTAGATACATATGCTGGTTTTGAAACAGGAACAAGTGCAAGTGCATATAACACTGTAACAGAAAATGATAATCTTTACATATCAGCTGGTGAGGGTATCGATGTTACATATACTCATTCTGACCCAGACCATACATTCTCAATTGCTGGAGAGGATGCAAGTACAACTAATAAAGGTATTGCAAAATTCAATTCAACAGACTTTTCAGTATCTTCTGGTACAGTAAGTATTGTTCACGAACATATTGAAGATATTGTTGGTGGGATGATATCTGGTAGTGGTGCAACTTCTGTATCATATAATGATACAAATGGTACTATAGCAATTAGTTCATCTGATACAAATACAACTTATGGAGTTGCAACATCCTCAACAGCAGGTCTTGTTAAAATTGGATTTGCAGAAAGTGGTAAAAACTATCCAGTAGAATTATCAAGTGATAAGATGTATGTTAATGTTCCATGGTCAGATACTAATACAACTTATAGTAATTCATCTTGGACTATAACATCTCTAAGTGGATTTAATAATTCAACCTCTAATTACTTAAGAGGAGATGGAAGTTGGGTAACTCCACCAGACACCAATACAACATATGGTGAAGCTACAGGTTCATCTGCTGGTTTAATGAGTACAGCACATCACGATAAACTAGATGGTATAGCAGCTGGTGCAACTAACTTTAGTGGTAATACTTATTCTAATGCTATGAACCAACATGTTAGAACAACAGATACAGTATTATTTAGTGAAGTTAGGTCAACTAATAATGTGACTGCATATTATTCTTCTGATATTGCATTAAAAGAAAATCTAAATCCAATAGATAATGCTCTTGATAAAGTTATGTCTCTTAGTGGGTATAATTTTGACTGGAAAGATAGTCATATTGAAGAAAGGGGTGGACTAGATGACCTATTCATGAGAAAAAGTGATGTCGGTATCGTTGCTCAAGAGGTTCAAAAAGTCCTTCCAGAAGCTGTTGGTAAGAGAGAAGATGGTACATTAGGTGTAAGATATGAATTACTAGTACCATTACTCGTAGAATCCATAAAAGAACTCAAAGAAGAAATCCAAAGTTTAAAGTCTTAAATCGTATAAATACTACTTAGATAACATCAAAAGGTAGTATTTAATATGGCAAGTATCAGTAATTTATTCGTAGACCAAGGGAGTGATTTCAGTATTACTGTCTCCTTGACTGATGCAGCGGATTCAGCATTGAATCTGTCTGGAAATACATTTCTTGCACAGGTAAGAAAAAGTCATGGTTCGAATACAGTTAAAAGTACTTTTACTACCACTAATGATGGAGCTGGTGGGAATTTAACTTTAACTCTCACTGATGTACAGACCGCTGCTTTGGAAAATGGAAGATATGTGTACGATGTCTTACAAACAGATTCTGGCGGAGTTAAAACAAGATTGATGGAAGGGCAATTGATTGTAACCCCAAGTGTAAGTAGGAGTTAATAAGATATGTCAACTATAAAAGTAAAGGTTGCCAACCCTCTTAACAAACAAGTAAAACAAGTTACTGTTGGTAAAGTGGATGCATCCTCAATTAATATGAATGATTTGTCAAATGTGGATACATCTACAGTGACACTTCAAAGTGGTACTACCCTTATATATGATGCAAGTACAAGTAAGTTTGAAGCTGCCAACACAATAGATGGTGGGACTTACTAACAATATTAGGAGAGAATAATGGCAACAGTAATTCAGATTAAAAGAAGCACAGGTGTTTCTGCCCCTACTACATCTGAACTGGCTCAAGGTGAATTAGCATATTCAATGGACGCTTCCAATTCTGGAAGTGGTGCAATTTTATATGTAGAGTCCCAGAACAGTGGTGGTAATGCAGTAATACAAAAATTAGGTGGTAAATATTATACAGATATCTTAGATGGTTCAACACCAACACCAGCAGACTTCAAAGTAGGGAATGGGAGTTCAACAGGTGGTAGTATTAAACTATACGAAGATTCTGATAATGGAACAAATTTTACTGCTCTTAAAGCTGCAAACACGATTGCATCAGATGTAACATATACACTTCCAAGTGCAGATGGTACAAATGGTCAATTCCTTAAAACAGATGGTTCTGGAGCTTTAAGTTTCGGAACAGTCACAAGTTCATTATCATTAGCTGCAGACAGTGGTTCTAATGATACATTCAATACTGGTGAAACTCTAACCTTTACAGGTGGAGAAGGTATTGATACAACAGTAAGTAATAATGCAATTACTATTGCTGGTGAAGATGCAAGTACATCCAATAAGGGTGTTGCATCATTTAACAGTTCACACTTTAGTGTATCAAGTGGTGCAGTCTCACTTGCAGCTGCATTAATGGTTACAGAATCAGAAGGTATTGGTTCAAACGATAACGATACAACTTTACCAACATCAGCTGCAGTTAAAGACTATGTAGATACAAATGTAACTGCACAGGATTTAGATATTGCTGGTGGTTCTGGAACAGGTGCAATAGATTTAGATTCTCAATCATTAACAATTGCTGGAACAGCAAATGAGATTGAGACATCTGCAAGTGGTCAAACAATAACAGTAGGATTACCAAATAATGTAACAGTAGGAAACAATCTTACAGTTGATGGTAACCTTACAGTTAACGGCACACAAACTACTGTTAACAGTACTACAGTAACAGTCGATGACCCAATCTTTGTTGTGGGTGGAGATTCAGCTCCTGGCTCAGATGATAACAAAGATAGAGGTATGGAATTCAGATGGCACAATGGGTCAGCTGCAAAACTAGGGTTCTTCGGTTTCGATGATAGTACAGGCAAATTTACTTTCGTTCCAGATGCAACAGACAACAGTGCAATTATTTCTGGTACAAAAGGTAACCTAGACATTGGTGGATTAGACCTAGCAGGTTCAATTACAAGTGTAGATGGTTCTGCTCCAGCAGCTGGTCAATTATTGATTGGTCATGGTGGAAATGGAGACATGGTTCTTGCAACATTGACTGCTGGAGAAGGTATAGATGTTACCAATGCAAATGGTAGTATTACTCTTGCTGGTGAAGATGCAACAACAAGTAATAAAGGTATTGCATCTTTTAACTCGTCAGAGTTTACAGTGTCATCTGGTGCAGTTTCAATTACTGCAATAGATGGTGGTAGTTATTAATATTAACTAGGGGAAAATTATGAGTTATAATGGAAAGGTCTGGTCGGTTTCAACTGGAATAGCGACTGAGTTCTTAGAACAAAGACTTGTTGATTTTGAATTACCTAAAGAGGTCATGAAAGAACTTTATATTCCAATTGATGGAAAAGTTTATATAAGTGACGGCTCTGGTCACACTGCCAAATTAAAGTTAGATAACTCAGATGGTGGTAGAGAACTAGACTTAGGTTTAAGAATAGATGGTCAAACACCACCAACAGATTGGTGGGATGCTGGTTCAGATAAAGTTCAAAGAACTATTAAAAGAGTTCCAGCTGATGTCCTATCCTTCTTAGGATTTGGACTCGTAGATGACCAAATTAGAATAAAATATACAGTTGATGCTTCTACATGGAGTGCAACTTTAGAAAAAATATCTGTTATATAACAGAATAGTATAGGGTATATACCCTAATGAAAAAGTGAGTGACATATGGCGCAAACAGTCCAATTAAAAAGGTCTGCTACTGCTGGTGCAATTCCAAGTACATCTGACTTAGAGTTAGGTGAATTGGCATTAAACACCTATGATGGTAAGGCATACATTAAAAAGAGTGTAGGTGGAACACAATCTATCGTTGAGGTAGGTGCGACACAATCAACATTCGATAGTATGACTCATAATCTATTTAATGCAAGTGCAAACCAAACAACATTTTCAGGCACAGATGCAAATGGTGATTCCTTAGCATATACCTCTGGTCAAATATTAGTATTCCTTAATGGAGTATTCTTAGACCCAGACGATTATACTGCATCTAATGGTTCATCAATTGTATTAGGTAGTGGTGCAAAGTCTTCTGATTACCTAGAGGTTATAGGTCTAGGTGGAACTACTGCATCCAAATTAACAGCAATTTCAGTATTTGAATATACTGCAACTGCAAACCAAACAGTATTATCTGGTGCAGATGAAAATAGTGTTAGTCTATCATATACGCCAGGCAAAATATTAGTATTCCTTAATGGAGTATTAATGGACAATAGGTCTAGTAAAGATTATGTCGAAACAAATGCATCAACAATAACATTTAATGCTGGACT